CCGTTAGCGTATATGCAAACCGTGCGCTTGTACCATTGATTGAGCTACCAGCGTTTATCCAGCCACCAGACGCCCGTACTTTAAGCACATCAGATCCGGTGTCGAAGTAGAGCATGCCAACAGCCAGGGAGCCACCAGCGGCGGTCTGTGTGGGTGCAGATGAGTGAGCCCCTAGGAAGTTGGCGGTTACAGCAACGGCGGTGTTCTTTGAGGCAGTAGAAGTAGTTGCCGACGATGCACTTGCAGTTGCTTGATTAGATGCAGTTGTAGCACTGGCGGAAGCCTCGTTTGCCTTTGTTGAGGCAGTATTCTTGAAGCCTTCCGCCTGACCCTGAGCCGCTACAGCCAAGTCCTTGGCCGCCAGGGAAGCATCTTTGGCCACTACTGAAGCATCTTTTGCTGTCACGGCCAAGTTTTTAGCCGCGAGGGAAGCATCTTTGGCCACTACAGAAGCGTCTTTTGCAGACACACTGGCAACCTTAGAAGCAGTCGAAGCGGTAGCCTGGGCGGTGGAGGTAACAGCAGAGGCCGCGGCCTGGGCGGCGCTAGATGCCGCTTGGGACTTACTAGCCTCTATAGCGTTTGTTTGGTTATTTGTGACGGCTGTGCCAGAAAAGAAGCTAGTTTTACTCATTTTTAATCCTCATACGTTGTGCTGGGCCGTATCACCTGAGTTCCGCCACTTTGTTCGCTCGAGTTTGCCTGTTCTTGTATCTCAGCTAGAAATTGAGAGGCTTTCGCTTCAAATGTCTGGGAGCGCTCATCGAGGAAGTAATCGGCCGCGTAGGAAAGCGCCGTGTAGATCAAAAGGTCAGGGCCTAATGTCGTCAAAGTGTTTGTGCTGGCGTCAGCAGTGAGCGCGCCAAAGCTTCCATAGTAATTTAAAACGACAGTGCCGGTGGACGGGCTCGGGTGTAAAAGGAAAGTACCCTGTACCCTGGTAAAATGCTTAGGCGTTCCTACTTGCCCACTGTCCTGGGCCCCTATCATCTCATGCAAAGGGAGACGGGTAAGAGCATACTTACCGGAGTATATGTCGATAGCCTCAATTAGGTCAGATGGGATAACAACTGAAGCAACACCAAAGTCATTGTTTGATACATCAGTTGCTACGTTGTACGTGTGCGTCTTCTCCATCGGTGGTATTCTTAGAAGCCTAGTAATTCGGCTCTGGGCCTGGTCGATAAAAGTATCAGCCAATGCGGCGGGGCAATCGCTCCTGTTCAAAACTGCAATAAAATGGGCGCGCAATTCACCTCTGTTCATCTTAAATCCTTTTTTCTGTGGCCATAAACATGCCCAGGTCCTCTTTTTTGAGGCGTGCAATTATGTCAGGTCCCGAGACGTTCCATATGTCGAATCCGTCCCGTAGCCATGCCTCGGCCACAGCAGTGGGGATGGAAGCTACACGCTGGTAATTTCCGATGCCTTGGCTACTGCTGGCGTTTCTCGCGTCTTTCAGGTCATCAAGAAATGCCTGAGTGATATTTTGGCTGTGCTTCAGTACCAGGCCACTGGTGTCCTCGAGGAACTCGGTGGAGGTCTGCTGTAATTCTGTGGTCAATATATGCTTCCTTTAAAATGCAAAAAGCCCACCCAGGATCCAACACAACAAGGAGAGCAAAAACCTGTGTGGATCCTGGGTGGGCTTAGTAACTAAGGGCCGAAACCCTTAGTATTTTTTTACGACAGACCTGAGATCTTTACAGAGTCGCCGTGATTAATGTGCTTGCAGGATACTTCCCCGACTATGTGGTGGCGATCTGAGTCACCATTCGCACTAAGAAGAGTACGGGTAAACGGACGTAATACACACTGTTTGAACATTGTCGGGTCCACGAGCAGCGCATGTGTGGGCTTAATATTCCGCGAAAGCACAACTTTATATGTACCAAATGGGCTCACATAAATATCCACCGCATTCACCAGTGTTTTGCCCTGGGCCACTTCCCGATTACGACCACTGGCCGCGGCGAAGCCAGAAACTAACATTGCGTCAGCCGCTTTCACGAGAAAAATTGTTGGATCTGAGCCGTTAGCATAAGCTGTCTGTCCTGCGGTTAAAAGTTTTGCTTCGGTTAACGCGTCGGCTGCTGCCCCTCCGGCATCTACGTCTGTACTGATTTGGTTGATTATGCTTTGCATCTTACGCGCAGCACTAGCTGAACCGGCAACTGCGGCTTGATCTAAGCCAATGAGAGCATGCTCATAATCTCGCTTTATTTCCTTTAGGGCTTTCGCCATTTGGTACGCAGTCTCTTTTGCTCTACCATGTGTGCGGATTGCGTCCGCCGTTTTGCTGATGGCAAAAGCTTTAGATAAAATCTGTGTTTGATTTGTGTGCTCAGTTGCGTTGCCAAGTGTCGCCATCGAGGCGTCAGCACCCTCTACCTGTGCATTGACCGCAACAGCAGCCAGGGCATCAGACAGGTACGAGAATGTACGCGCAGTAACCTTCTCGGACTTAGTCATAGATTGAAAGGGGGTATCAAAAGGGCTAATATTTGAGATTATTGAATGCACGTCTTCGGCTTTACCGACTTGTGAATAGGTAACATAATTAGTCATGGTTAGTCTTTCTGTTCAAGGAATTAAGATGTGTAGTTAAAGTACAAATCAATCTTCCCAGCGGGCCATTAGGGCTTCCGCGATACTATCGTTATCGTTATCAAATGGATTGTCGATTAGCTTCTGATGCGCTTTGTTGCGCCTAGATGCTTTATCTTGATCCTTTGACGGTGCTGACTTCTTGGAACTCAGGATCTTAGTCTTGCCGTTCTTCCCTTTGAGTAGCCTGGCTGATGCTTTTTTGCTTTCAGCGGACTGCTTTGATTGGTCGTAAAGGCGTGCTTTGTTCAGTAAAATAATGACACCAGGATCGGTGTATGTATCAACTGCTTCCTGTGGGAGGCCTGACTTTACCGCGTATTGGCGGATCTCTTGGTAGAGGTCAGTGCCCCAGTCCGGTAGCTTCTCCTCAAGGACCTTAATGCATGCTGCGGCGGCCACTTGTGTTGCTTCTCGGCTTTGTGCTTGGAGTTCAGACATCATCTGACCACTTTCCTCTTTCAGAAATTTTAGGTCATCCTCTGCCGTCCGCGCATCCAAACGCAGTTGGGCGAAGGTATCAGGTTCCATCTGCCTGGAGGCAACCAACATGTCGATGTCAGAGTATGGTTTGTACCGTGCTTCTGCGCGTTCCATGAGTTTTTGATAGCTTGCGTTTGTCCTAGCCAGATTTTCATCTGTAGCTTTGCGCTGGGCTGCTAGATCTTGGCTCTTTTTGGTTAGACTGGCCTCCTGGCCGTAGAGACGTTTTAGGTCCGACACGGATACCTTTTTTGACTCGCCGTTAACCTTCAGTTCAACAAAACTATCGTCCGTTGCCAGTTGAGGCTCATCGTCGTCCTCATCGGCATCTTCGTCCTGTTCATCATCTTGGCTATCGTCTTCGTCATCAGGGTCCTGTTCATCACCGTCATCATCTTCATCGACTGGTGTGTCGTCTGTATCATCCTCTTCAACCTCTGAGTCTTGGAGATTGTCGGATGTTGCATCTTCGTCCTCGATTTCGGATAGGTCTGCACCGTCCTCCCATCGGCTTAGGATTGCTGCCGCCGCATCATCTGTATCAAATGATTGGGGCTCAGAGTTATCTTGCTGCACGTTGGTATTCATAGTGCGATTTCCTCTTGGCTGTTGTCGCCTCGCTGCTTAGTTAGGATGCTATTACGCACCTCAACACGCTGTTTTAACGTATCCACCACGTCGATGATTGCTCGGTAGTGGGTGTATACGAGCTCTCGATCACCTGGTTTATCAGCATCTGTGTTAACAAATGTTGTAAACGCAGTGTTCACGGTTTCATTGATGACAGAGTTGAACGCAGGGGCCGAAAGTAGGGCCTCTGCTTCATCTCCAGCCACCACAAGTTGCTCTTCTTGTGTAGACATTTAGTTTCCTTTGATTAGCCGTTAGGCGATGCGATAGCCCGAACATCATCAGCATTACGCGCAATCTCAAGTTCCTCGAGGTTGACGTATTCTTTGTGATCTTGTTGGCTCTCCTGGAGGTCCATCTTGTCACTGCTGAGTGCGAATTGCGTCTTGGCCTTCATCTGGTCAAGCTCTAGCTTCATCTGCGCCATTTGGGCATCGTGCTTTGCTTTCATCTCTGCAACAACGGTCTGTCGTTCCTGGATTTCAAGCTGTTTCTGAGCCGCCTGCATTTGCATTTGCTGTGCTGGGTCAGGCTCTTTGGGTGGTAATGTGGCAGGGTCTGTAAGGTAGTCTGCGATGTTCTTTATTCCAGAATGCTCAAGGATGGCGCCAAGCATCTTAAATTTGTTCGGTGCTGCGTACATATCTTGAAGCGCTGGGTCACTCCCGAGAAGCTGATGCATTGCAAGAAACTTCTGCACCATGCGTTCCTGGTCGCCGTATCCGAGATTAAACTCAACTTGCACATCACGCTTTGCGGACCACTTTACTGGGTCCACCTCGACAAATCGGCCAGCAAGTTCCACTATCTTTTCCGAGCTCTCGTTTTCTACCACTAACTGGTACACCATTGTGAAAAGAGGGCTAAGGAAGTTGTTTGCGAAATTACGTGCGATGATCTTCTGGCGCTGCTGACTTAGCGTGGCTAATTGCTCGACCATAGCCGCTGAATTTTGCTTGCTTATTGCGTCCTTGTTTAAACCTTGCGAGATTTTTGATACGCCACTCGTGTCCTCTTTTTCCTCGTTAAGCATCGATAGCGTTTGGAAAACGTAGGGATTAAGTGATGCCTGGGCCATTGGCGCTATGGCGTCAGGGCGCGTAACATTAACGATACCCCCGACCCTGTTGTCGATTAGCTCCCTGGGCGAGACTAGGCCGCCTTTTACCACGGTGAAGCGTGGGTTATTGGTGACCTGGGCGTGATCCAGGATACTGCGTGTCAAAACTGTTCGCGCGTTCTGGATTGCCAGTAGCTTGCCTGCGAAATTGTTACCGTGGAAAGCGTGTGGGATCGGTAGCGGGCAAAAGGCAACAAAAGGCCGCCGGTTTACTATTTCCTTTTCCAGGAGGACGTTCGACGCCTTCACGATGCGGTAGAGATCTACAGTTCCCGTTGCATCAACATCTAGCTCAATATAGCATTCTACCACAGTGACCTGGCGCGTTTGGCGCTGATAGCCTTTACTGTTGAATGCGGTGTCAGAACCAATGTCATTAAAGCGTGTGAGGATCTCAGGATCACCGTCAAAATCGGCGTCTTCGCTGTCTGAGATATCGTTCACCAGGTCTTCATCGTAGCCCATTTCTATCAGCTCTGCGATTGTCTTCTTTGTCCTGTGTGCACAGAAGGCAGATGTCTCTAATGATTTACATTGCGGCTCTATTAGAAATTCTTCGGGAGCCACTGCCTCGATTTTTACCTGGGAAGTATCCTGTGTGACGCGCAGCTCTCCACTAAACAGCCCGAATTCATCTTCGGTTAGCTGTTCGATCTCGACATTCTCCTCAGCCAGCAGGGCATCGAGCTCTTCCTCGGTTAGGCCTTCGACAGGCTCCAAGGTGCTTTCGTCTTGCAGACACCAATATACTTTGGCTATGCCCACACGCGCTACCAGGCCATCGTGGATCACCGTATTCATAGTAGAAAATAAGTTATTCTGACGGTGCATGACGTAATCTGTGTATTCCGTGCAGATCTGGGCCATATCAACGTCGTCCATGTTTTGCGGTGCAAATTTCATGGTCTTGTTGCCGGTTGAAAAGGTCTCCAACAGCGCTGCCTTGAGCGCCTCAACACTGTCATAAACGTCCTGACTTACAAATTTCGAGTTGCCATCGTGCTGCGGCCTGGGGAGTTCAGCATTGTAGTACCGCATCACCTTTCGGCGTTCTGATGAAAGCTCACTATCGTAGTAGCCAATCGAACGTCTAAGGTTGGTGTCCACAATCGAGACAATCTCATCATCATCAAGTTTTTTGTATTCTTCTGATTTCATTTTTTAGACCATCTCAATATAATATTCGTCAGTTGCGGGGATAGGATCCCACGATCCTTCATGGATGTGGTTTGCTAATGCTAAAGACATGACACAATCATCAAAGCACGATGCTTCAGCTTCCATCCCGCCAGACTGTGTTACAATGTACGTAAGCATCTCTCGAATAGTAGTTTTATCATTCAGTTCGATAGTATCCTCACGGACGGCAGCCCTGAGCTCATCAATGATAAGTGGCTTGGTTTTTGATGTAGTTGTGAAGCCGAGTTTTAATGTCTCTTTTTCGGTCAGTTTATCTACAGAAATCTCTGTGTAGAAATTCGGGTACGCCATATCCTTGCCGAGCCTGGTACAGGTTAGAATACCATGCGAATTGTTCTCTACGATGATGAAAGCAAAGTTAAAAAGCTCCCCGAGGTGGTAGAGTACTTTCGCAAAATAATCTGGGTGGACCTGGGCGCGGTATGTTGCAACTTGGCGCTTTTTACTGTCGAGGACCTGCGCAACCGAGTAATCCCCCCCGCGCACTCCCATGGCGACATCAGCACCAATTGTGTATTGTTCTCCAGGTGCAATGGGGCGGTAGATCGTGAGCTCACCACGTAGGTTCTCGAGCCATTCCACACCCTCTAAAGCAAGGCGCTGATGTAGGTCCTCAGTGTGCCCCATACGCGCCTGCAAGGCCTCGGGGTTGAACACTGGGCGCCCTGTTGTCAGGAAGGCCTCTTCTGGCTCCGCTGGGTACTCTTGCGATGTAAGATCAATGCCATTCTGCGCGATCTTTCGGCGGCGGAACATTAGCTGTTCATTGTCCAGTCCGTACTTTTTAACCTGGGCTTCTTCCTGTGGTGTACGTTCAAAATTATCAGGCACAGGCTCCCGGTACTCAGGATCCACATACCAAGGAATAAACACCGGCACGTATCCATTGGTGCCGGCAACAGCACCTTTCCATAGGTCATAAAAGGGGCCACTCACGCCATTAGCAGTGCTTTCGATAAATATGGCCGTTCCTGGCTTGTTTGGGACCGCCTGGGTCATCCCATTCCAGTTTTCCAGGGCAGTAGACTTTTGCCAGAAGGCAAGCTCTGAGGCATGTACGTGGGTCAAAGTCTCGCCGCGTCCGATGGACTCACCGCCAGCCGTAGCGACCACGTAGCTGGAGTCGAGCACATCAAATGTAAGCTCACGCCTGCTGGAGTATTTTGTGTGTGGCTTTAGTAAATCTGGGCAATTATCGTGGAACCTCTTCGTCATATCAAAGAGCGCCCTGGTACTATCGCTGTGGTGTGTCACCACCATCGCTTTGCATGCTTTATGCTGGCTCACGTTGA